GATCAGCAAATGATCGAAACCCGCGAACAGTTGATCCGCGACATCGCTCGCGTCTTCCGTATTCCTTCACACTTGATCTTGGCTTCTGGCGATAACCAGACATATCAGAACGTCGAGCAAGCATCGCTGAACTTCCTGACCCACACCATCATGCCTTGGCTTCGCCGACTTGAGGTTGGTCTATCTCAACTATTCCCAGAAGGCACAGATGTCGTCTTCGACACCTCACACCTTCTCCGTTCTGATGCGCTATCTCGCGCAAAGGTCAACGCGCTTCACATCGCAATGGGCGCTCGTACTCCAAACGAAGTTCGCGTCATGGAAGGCTATGAGACCTACGATGGCGGCGACGTATTCAACCAAGGTCTCGCTGGCAACATCACCGCTGGCGGCGAAATTCCATCGCTCGGATCAGACGGTGATATCCAAGCGCCAATCATGGGCGTGGTTGAGTAATGGCTGAGACATTCCGCGCACCCAAAGCAGTTCGAGATGAAGCGCAAGCATCAGGGGTAACACTTCCAGACTCATTGAGCATCGTGAACATTCACGAAATCAGAGAAACATCGTTTGGAAGCAACACACTTGAATGGACCAACAAGATCATCGCGTCTGCTGAGCAACGTGCTGTGGAACTTATGGAAGGCAATCCAACAATGGCTGAACTACGAGACGGAAACCCTCTCAATGGCGTGATGGCTGCTGACGCATCAATCGATGCTGCTCAAGCATTGCTCAAAGCAATCATGGATCAGAACCCAATCATTGCTCAGGCTTACTACTTGATCTGCGCTGCTGATCTCGCTCTTGATCCTGTCATCGAGGCTCTTGGTCTTACCGACCCAGACGATGACACCGAAGAAGAGAACGCCGCAGCAAAGCCAGAGGATTACTCACCAACCGAGGATGCCGACGCTGCTGTCAAAATGAATGAAGACGATTACAGCGACGAAGATTCCTGGACTGCCGACGATCGTGCCGGAACTGGCGCTGAAGATTTACCGATTGCAGCTCGCGACAAAGCATGGAGCGCAGCAGCAGCCGACAAGCGGGTCCAGAAGTGGGCTGGCGGCAAAGATGCAATGGACTGGGCCAAGTACGGCAAAGCGTTTTTCTATGTCGATGAATCTGACAAAGAGAAGCTCGGAAGTTACAAACTCCAATTCGCCGACATCGTCGATGGTGAGTTGACTGCTATTCCTCGCGCTATCTTTGCAGTTGCCGCAGTTCTTCAAGGCGCTCGCGGTGGAGTAGATATTCCTGACGCAGACAAAGAAGCGATCAAGGACAAAGTGACTGCCTATTACGCAAAGATGGCAGAGAAATTTTCAGACGAAGAAATCAAACCACCATTCGAGGATCGTGCTGCTTCAGCCCGCATCGGCGAAGGTACTTTCGTCTCATGGCCTACAACATCCGGTCGCGCTCGCGGTCGAGTTGAGAAGGTCACTTCTAGGGGTTCGGCGGCTTCCTCAGATGGTTACACAATGGAAGCAACAGACGACAACCCAGTCTTTCATGTTCGCGTCTATCGTGAGCAAGGCAACGGCTGGATTGCGAGCGATCAGGTCAATGTTCATCGCTCAAACTACTTGACCATCATCAAGCCACTCCCTTCACCACGAAAGGCTGATCAACCAATGATCGAAGAACGCAAGACAATGATTCGCAGCGCAGAGAAGATCACAATGGAAGCCGAGCTACGCGCTGTCGGCCAAGTTGATGAGAACTTCAAGATCGCTGGTTATGCCGCAACTTTCAACCAAGAAGCAACCGGATTGAACTTCCGCGAAATGATCGCCCCTGGCGCTTTCAGTCGCTCACTCTCAACCGATAACCCAGTTTTCTTGTTGGTCAATCACGACACAGATCAACTTCCCCTCGCTTCTACTCAGTCCGGAACCCTTCGCCTAGCCGAAGATGATCATGGACTTCGCATGGAAGCGGATTTAGACATGAAGAATCCTCGCGCTGCTGAGTTGGCTTCTGCCATCGAGCGCGGAGATGTCAACAAAATGTCATTCGCGTTCTCAGTTGGTCCAGACGGACAGACAAAGGAGAACGGACTACGCACACTCACCGACCTTGATCTCTATGAGGTTTCAGCGGTGACATGGCCAGCCTATAACTCAACCTCACTCGGCGCTCGCAGCGCGGATGAAGTTGCAGACCTCGAACTAGCGAAGCGCAAGTTGGCGCTCAAGTTCACTCAGCGTTCCCTACGCCAAAAGCGTAAGGGCTAAACCCTCGGCGCAACAGCCCCGACGGTCATTCACACCCCACTCACTAGAAAGGGTCAAAATGACTCTATCAGCAAAGCTCAAGGAGCAGCGCGACGCTCTTGTTGCCGAGGTTGAATCAACCATCGCAGCAGAAAACGTTGACGCAGACGCTCTTGCATCAGCTGAAGCAAAGCAAGATGAGGTTGCTTCACTTGATGAGCGCATTGCAAAGCAGGAAGCTGTAGAAGCCCGCACTGCTGCAATCGCAGAATCACGCAAGGAATCTAAGGTCCAGGTATTTGGATCAGCAACAGTAACTCGCGAAGCGATGACATACGACAAGAACGGCGAAAACTCTTTCGTCCGCGATATGATCGGCGCACAACTTCGCAACGACCAAGATTCTTGGTCACGTTTGCAACGCCACCAACAAGAAGTCGCAATCGAAACTCGTGACATCGGCCTAACAAACGGTACCGGTGGAGATTTCGTTCCACCAATCTGGTTGATCAACGAATACGCAGAGTTCGCTCGTGCTGCTCGTGTTACTGCTGACCTCGCTACCAAGATGGCTCTGCCAATGGGTACAGACAGCATCAACATCCCAGCAATCACTCTCGGTTCTAAGACTGCTTTCCAGAACCCAGACAACACAGCGACAACAATCCGCGACCTCGTTACTTCAACAGTAACAGCGCCGGTTCGTACAATCTCAGGTTATGAGAACGTATCGATCCAACTCGTTGAAATGTCTCCACTCTCAGGTGGCCTAGATCGTATGGTCTTCGGTGACTTGATGGCTGACTACGCGCTACAACTCAACACAGCAGTCCTCGGAAACGGCGACGGCACATCAGGCACACTTCGTGGCTTCATCAACCTTGGTGCAGACACAACAAACGGAATCCCTACAACATGGACTGAGACAACACCTTCTGCTGTCGGTGGCCTCAAGGCCTTCGCTGCTGGTATCAGCCAAGTTGTTCGTAACCGTTACAAGGATGTCGAGGCTATCGTTATGGCTCCGTCAACTTGGTACTGGTTGTCTTCACAGACAGACAGCGCTTCACGTCCATTGATCGTTCCTAAGGCTGCTGGTCCATTCAACGCTTCTGGCGTTGTTGACGCTCCAGGCGCTTCAAAGGGCCTCGTTGGAACAATTCATGGCGTTCCTGTCTATGTCGATGCAACAATGCCATTGACCTACGGTTCAAGCACAAACCAAGCTCCAGTCCTCATCGGTAAGTTCTCAGATTCTTACCTCTTTGAGTCTGGCGTTAAGACTCGCGTACTTCCAGACGTCCTCTCAGCGAACCTCACAGTTCGTTTCCAGGTCTACGGATACGCAGCACTCGCACACCGCTTCGCAAAGGCTGTCACAACAGTCAGCGGAACCGGTGCAGTAGCACCTTCAGGCTTCTAGTAGGCCTAGCCTTGGCGTTGATCCTGTCTTCGGATAGGATCAACGCTCCGGCGTTACACATTGGGGGAAAACATGGAATCTCTATTCCTCGAAGGGTTGAAGTCAGCCCGCGAGATCATTCAGAACAAAGGCATCGAGAAGCTCGATGAACTAATCCACGAACTTGACTTTGAAAAGCGCGAGCGCGAAAACGCTGCTGCGACTCCAGCGGGTGAAACCCGATGAAACTCAAAGACAAGGTCTGCATTGCAACCATTAACGATGGGAAAATCAACGCTCAATTAGCGATCGACCTTATTCACATCGCCCGTCAACGATTCGATCGTTTCGACTCTTATGTCCAGGTATCTAATTCCGGACTAATTACTCGCTCCCGAAATCTCCTTGTCAAGAATTACCTCGAGCAGACTGACGCTCCTTGGCTCTTGATGATGGATTCAGATGAGCGAATGACACTTGAAAATTTCGACAAACTTGTCGCTGCCGCTGACGCCGAAAAGCGTCCAGTCGTCTCAGCTCTGGTCTTTGCCGCGTTCTTCGATGATGAAGATATGCTCCGACCAGTCCCAACGATCTACAACGAATTCCCAGATCGCGGTTTGGTTGCTTTTGATGATTACCCAATCGATGAAGTCATCAAAGTCGATGCAACTGGTACAGGTTGCCTACTGATTCACCGAAGCGTTCTGCTCGAGATTCAATCTAAGACAACCGAGAATCAAGGTAAGGAATGGGCTTGGTTCATGGATGGACCAATCGCAGGTCGCTGGTTTGGTGAGGATTTGCTCTTTTCCAAGCGACTGGCTTCCCTTGGGATACCATTGCACGCACATACTGGCGCGATCCTCGCCCACAAAAAAAATTTCTGGCTAGACGAAAGACACCACACACCATTTCGCGAACACGCGATCAAGAACAAAGCGGCAGAGTAAGACGTTACCCCCTGGCGACCCTGCTCTGTCGCCCCTAAATCTAAGGAGTCAATGTGACAACTTCGTATCCAAACGGAATCGATAGCTTCATCGATCCACAGGCGACGGATACCCTTGACTCAAGCACAGTTCCACACCACGCTCAACACGCGAACGCCAACGATGCGATCCACGCCATTGAGTCAACGCTTGGAACCAACCCTCAGACGACCCACACAACGGTTGCAGGGCGTCTCACAGACATCGAAACCTCGATCACTAACATTTCCCTCACGCCTGGACCTACGGGCGCCACAGGTCCAACTGGACCCGTTGGAGCCACAGGTGGCACAGGTGGAACTGGCGGCACAGGTGCGACAGGTGGCACAGGTGCAACTGGTGGCGTTGGCGCAACCGGAGCAACTGGTCCAATCGGACAAACTGGTCCAACTGGATCGACTGGTCCAACAGGTCCCGTCGGTGTAACCGGAGCGACTGGTCCAACTGGAGCCACAGGCGCAACAGGTCCAATCGGACAGACTGGCGCAACTGGTCCATCAGGTTTGGCTGGCAATAAGTACCAGACCACATCGACGACTTCAGTCACTCTCCCAGTTTCAGGATCGCAAACAATCACGATCGGAACTGGCCTCAACTATTCCGTACAACAGTCAGTCATCGTTGCCAACACCACATCGGCTTACTTCGTCGGTGATGTCTCGAGCTACAACTCTGGAACTGGCTCTCTCGTTCTCAATGTCACCAAGACGCTAGGAACTGGCACATTCACATCCTGGACAGTCAACCTTGACGGTGCTGTCGGTGCTGTCGGTGCTACAGGTCCAGCAGGTGCGACTGGTGCAACTGGTCCCGCAGGTGTAACTGGCGCAACTGGCCCAATCGGTCAGACAGGACCAACGGGCGCGACTGGTGCGACAGGTCCAGCAGGTGTCACCGGAGCCACAGGTCCCGCAGGTGCTTCAGGCGCTAACGGAGCCAATGGCGCAACCGGAGCGACTGGTCCAGCTGGTGCAACAGGTCCCGCAGGTGCTTCTGGTGCCGCTGGTGCTTCTGGCGCAGCTGGAGCCGCTGGTGCAACTGGAGCCACAGGTGCGACGGGTGCAACGGGAGCAACTGGTCCAACTGGAACTGGATACTCTGGCGTCGCTTCATTGACAAGTGTCACCATCGGCACAGGATCACAGACATTTACTTTGGCAGGTTCCTACCAAGGTGCCTTCATCGTCGGACAACGAATCCGCGCCATCTACCCAGTAACGCCAACGAACTGGATGGAAGGTGTCATCACTTCGATCAACTCAACCACTTTGGTTTTGAATGTTGATACGACAAGCGGCTCTGGCGCT